GAAATATTTCCAAAACAAGATTACATAAGAGTAGATAGAGGAGACACAGGAAGTTTTTTAAACTTACCTTATCATGGCGAAGATCGTACTATGAGATTTGCATATGATGAAAAAGGAGAAGCTTTAAAATTAAACGAGTTTTTTGAAATACATAAAGAAAAAGCATTATCTTTAGAAGATTTAAAAAATTTAAAAATAGCAAACGACAAAGAAGGCAATGATTATTTTAAAGGTATGCCGCCATGTTTAGTAACTTTATTAGGTGATGGAGTTCCAAATGGTCAAAGAAATAACTGTATGTATAACGTAGGAGTTTATTTAAAGAAAAGATACCCAGATAAAGACGAATGGCAAAGCCATATGTTTACTTATAATAAAGAATTTATGACGCCGCCATTAGATGCAACAGAGATAAATACTTTAATTGAGTCTTTAGACGGTAAAGAATATAGATATAAATGTAAAGATGAACCCATACATAGTTTTTGTGATGCTAGAAAATGTTCAATGAAAGAATTTGGAGTAGGTGATGATGGACCTACACCAGAAATAACTCAAATAAAAAAATATGAATCTGACCCGCCTATCTATTTTGTTTCTTTAGATGGAGAAACTGTAGAAGTAGACGATGCAACATTGCACGATCCAGAAAAATTTTCTTTAGCATGTATGAATCAAATAGGTATGCCAATGATGCCGGTTCCTAAACATGCGTGGAGAAAACTTTTAATAAAATTATTTAACAACGGCGGTAAAGGTGTTGAAACTATTCCTGCGCCAGAATCATCTAAGCTAGATGTACAATTAAAAGAAATATTAGGAGACTTTATTAACAAGGCTCCAGGAAAAGAAATGGATGATGTGTTAAGAGGTATTGCATATTCTGATAGAGAAGGAAGCACATATTTTCAATTTAAATCTTTTTGGAGATATTTATTAAAAACAAAATCTTGGGCAGAAAAAACTTATCCTAAACAAAAAACATTAAGACTTTTAGAAACTATGTATGAAGTAAAAGAGAGACAACCAAAAATAGATGGTAAAACATATAGAGTTTTAGAAATGCAGACAATAAAATTAGATAAACCTAATCCAAGAAAATTAGAAGTAGAAAAAGAACCATGGCAGTAAGAACAATAATACCTGGTCCACCAGGCACAGGTAAAACTTATACATTAATAAACAAGTATTTAGTTAATGAAATCAATGGTTTACACACTAATCCTAAAAAAATAGTTTATGTTACATTTAGTAATGCTGCAGCAGAAGAAGCTAATAAAAGAATAAAATATCCTTTGCTTTATATTTCTACATTACATCATTTAGGNACAAGAGGAATGTAAAATTGANACNACAACACAANTNTTAAAAGATAGAAAGTGGAAACAATTTACAAGTCAATCAAAAATNTGTAGAGGAATGAAATTTGAAACTAAGAAAGATATTTACGGAAACACAATACATCAAAATCCTCACATGAGAATAATATCTTACGCGCGTTCTAAAAAAATTGATTTAATAGAAGCTGCGTTACAATTAGATTTACATCATTCTGTTGACCTGTGGTTAACAGAACANATTAACGAAGATTTAAAATCATATAAAGAACAAACTGGAATGATAGAATTTTCAGATATGATTACTCAGTTTGTCGAGGAGGATAAGCGTCTTGCTCTCGATGCTGTCTTTCTCGATGAAGCCCAAGATCTAAGTCCCTTGCAATGGGATATGTTTTTTCACATTGAAAAACAATGTGAACGATCTTACATTGCAGGAGACGATGACCAAACTATTTATGGGTTTCAAGGAGCAGATCCTAATGTATTTATAAATTTAAAAGGTACTTTTGATAATCAAGTATACTCACATAGAGTGCCTAAAAAAATACACGCAAAAGCATTAGATATTTTAAAACAGATAGATAAACGATTAAACAAGCCTTGGGAAGCGAGAGACGAGGAAGGAACTTATAAGGAAAACTGTTTGTTGCGTGATTTTAATTTTAAAAATGACGACTGGATGATACTGGCTCAAACAAATGCACAATTAAAAGAACCTTCACAATATTTAAATGATTTAAATTTAAGGTACAAAGGTGGACAAAATGAATTATTACCTACAGATTTATTAAGAGCGTATAACATATGGAATAAATTAAACTCCGGTGCAAGTGTATCAGGGGAAGATGCACAACACGTAATTAAAAATTTTTTAAGAAAGAAACAAGTAAAACATGGATTTGGCGAAGGAAAGTTATTAGACAAAGTATTTACTGTTACATTAGAGGAACTACAAAAAGATCACGGGCTTCTAGTGACGGGCAGCTGGGAACATCTTCATATGTCAGATGAACAAAAAAATTACATAAAACTTTTGTTAAAAAACGGCGATGATCTTACCACAGATTCAAAGATAGAGCTATCAACAATTCATGGGGCTAAAGGAAGAGAATGTGAAAATGTAATTTTATACATTGATTTTGGCTCAGAAGATGAAAATGATTTTTTAGCAAAAGAAGCAGATAAAGACCCAGATAAAATTCATAGATTATTTTTTGTTGGAGTAACTAGAGCAAAACAAAATTTATATATTATGGAAAGCACACAAACTAACTTTTACAACATAGGATATCCAATAGTATGAGCGACATATATAAAAAACAGGTAGGAGGGACTCACTATCAAAGTATGGTGATTCAACCATCAGAATTTATAAACAGAAATAATATTCCATTTGCTGAGGGCAATGCTATAAAATATTTGTGTCGTCACAAACAAAAAAATCAAAAGCAAGATTTGTTAAAAGCAAAACATTATATTGACATGGCGATTGATAGAGACTATCCTGATGAAGTGAAAGAAAAAAAGAAAAATTCTTGGGGGATAACTAAATAATGTTTAGCGCAGCGACTGAATGGGTATGCCCAGAAAATTTTCCAGCTTTAAAAAGACTATGATTATATAGCAATTGATTTAGAAACAAGAGATCCTAATTTAAAATCTAAGGGGTCTGGATCTTTAGTAAATGAAGGTGAAATAATAGGAGTGGCAGTGGCCGTTGAAGGTTGGTCTGGATATTATCCAATTGCTCACAGAGAAGGAAATTTACCTAAAAAAAAAGTATTAGATTGGCTACAAGAAATATGCAGTCTTCCATCAACTAAAATATTTCACAACGCCATGTATGATATGTGTTGGTTAAAAGCTTATGATATTAAAGTAAATGGCCATATTATAGACACCATGGTAATGGCAGCGCTGGTAGATGAAAATAGATATTCATACTCTCTTAACAGCCTTTGTTACGATCATTTAGGAGAAGTTAAAGACGAAAGTATACTAACCACAGCTGCAGAAAAAGCAGGAGCTGATCCTAAAGCTGAAATGTATAAACTTCCAGCTATGTATGTTGGAAACTATGCAGAAAAAGATGCAGAGTTAACTTTAAAATTATTTAAATTTTTATCATTAGAAATTAGAAAAGATAATTTAACTGAAGTATTTGATTTAGAAACTAGATTGTTTCCTTGTTTAATAGAAATGAAAGTTAAGGGCGTTCGAGTAGACGTTGAAAGGGCTCACTTATTAAAGTCCAAATTATCAGAAGAAGAAAAACAATTGTTACAACAAGTAAAAAAAGAAACAGGAGAAGATGTCCAAATATGGGCAGCAAGATCGATTGGTAAAGTATTTGACAAGCTTTCTTTACCTTATAATAGAACTGCAAAAACACAAGCACCTTCCTTTACTAAAAATTTTTTACAAGTGCATAAGCACCCGTTGGTACAATGTATAGCAAAAGCTAGAGAAATAAACAAGGCACATACCACATTCATTGATACAATCATTAAGTATCAATATAGAGGCAGAATACATGCAGACATAAATCCAGTTAGAGGTGAAAAAGGAGGAACGGTAACCGGAAGATTTTCTTATTCTAATCCTAATCTCCAGCAGGTTCCAGCGAGGAACAAGGATCTAGGTCCTTTAATTAGATCATTATTTTTACCAGAAAGAAATCATACGTGGGGATGTTTTGACTACTCACAACAAGAACCAAGACTAGTAGTTCACTATGCAGCAGCTAGTCCTAAACTTAGAGAAGACGACGAAGTTAAAAGTATAGTAGAAAGATTTAAAAACAATAATGTAGATTTTCACCAAACTGTAGCAGATATGGCAGGTATAGAAAGATCTCAAGCCAAAACAATTAATCTTGGACTATTTTATGGAATGGGTAAAGCTAAACTTCAAGCAGAGTTAGGTTTAAATACTAAAGAGGAAGCAGAGAAATTATTTGAAAAATATCATAGTCGTGTACCTTTTGTTAAAGACTTAATGAATAATACTTCAAGAGATTCACAAAGAAATGGTTACATCACAACCTTACTTGGTAGAAGATGCAGATTTGATTCGTGGGAAGAAGCTGCATTTAGACCTGGAAGACTTACAAGTCCGATGACTTGGGATGAAGCAAGTTCTAAGTTTGGAGAAAATAATATTAGAAGAGCATATACTTACAAAGCTTTAAATAAGTTAATTCAAGGATCCGCTGCAGACATGACAAAAAAAGCAATGTTGGATCTATACGAAGAAAAAATTATACCCCACATACAAATTCATGATGAACTAGATGTTTCAGTAGAGTCAGAAAAACATGCAAATAAAATTATTGATATTATGCAGAATG